GGGACTGACGTTTGTGGGTGGTTATGAAAACGAGGTCCGTGAGGGCCACGTGGAAACGACCATTTACCGGAACGGCATCAGCTACTCCTCGGGTAAACCCGAAAGATTAGATGCTGACGTTATAGTATTCTTGCGTAATGGCTTGGCGGGTTTTCCCCGTCCACAGTTCTATGGCAAGAGTCCGTTCTCCACATCGCATGTCTCTTCAGCGTTAAACCTGTTGAGACAACTCTTCTAGCCTTGTGCTACATCCCGGGAGGCCAATAAAAGGTCTCTCTATAATTGGAGTCAATATATGCCCCAATTGCAGAACATTGTCCTGACGGACCGTTCTACACCTACCCCGGTGAACCACACCTACACCCCACGCGACATTGTCGGTGGTGTTGCGGAAGTGGTCGAAAGCACTGGAGTGCCCATCGGCGACAATCGGTTTACCGTGTCGCTGAAGGAAACTGCCCAGGGCCGCTTTAAAGGCGTCCTTAAGGGTCAGTTTCCGATCGTTCAGAACCAAACAATCAACGGCGTGACCACACCTGTGGTCGTTCGCACGTCCTACTGCACTATGGAGTTCTCTTTCGATAAGAGTTCTACCGAACAGGAGCGGAAAGACTGTGTTGGTTTGATGCAGTCCTCGCTGGATCCTTCAAAGACCTTGGTCAATGACTCCATCGTGAAACTGCAGGGCGTATACTAGTATGCGCCGGCCGAACGGGGCGCGGGACCTCTCACTGCCACTTACTATTTTAGCAATGGCTTTGAGTTGTTTCGTCGTCCTTTCTGTTATTTTGGTTGTCTTCTTAGCCACGAAGGCGGGAGACGTTATGATTGGAACACCACATGACACAACGATCAAAGAGACCGTCGCTGAGCGACGCGAACTTTCGGCTATCCGAGGACTTTCTTCCACAACTGGAAGCTTGCCTCAATCGGATGTCAAAGTCTCGAAAGACTGAGTATCTGAAAGAGGTCGTCTTCTCGAAATTCGTTTCTATGGACACCGCACCAGCTCAGGTGCGACGCCAGCGAGCTATTAACAAGTGGCTCGCGTCAGAACGCAATAACGAGGCGACAAATGTGCGTCTTATGACAGTGTCGGGGGATTACAATATTCTCCCCCGCGTCAGGTACGACACATTCCTGCTAACAGTCCAGCGCATCATTCGTGATGTTTTGGGTGAGGTGGTGCCCGCCGATGCACTTAACGGTGCATTCTCTGGGGGTGCTACAACAAGTCGTAAACGTAACGAAGCGCATCCTGCGCGTAAATACGTCGGAAAAGCACACGTGACACCAGATGCCTTGCATATGGCAATCAACCAGGTGGTTGGTAGCCCTGCTTGGTCATCTGCTCTCGACGAAATTGAACTCGTCGAGGGTAATGTCTTGTTTACTGTTCCTAAGAACACCGAGATCGATCGATGCTGTTGCAAAGAACC